GCCGCGCATGGCCACTCGCACAACCTTTTGACCTCACCGCCTGCCCCCCCCCCCAACTTTTGATAAGGACTATCACCAATGAACACCCCCACCACCGTGCCGGGCACCCCGCCCGTCACGCCTAACTATTCCACCTATAACTTGCCGCTTGCCTGTTACATGCACACGGGCACCAATGCCGTGGACAAAGTGCATGAGTACTTGGCCGCGCCGATTGCCGCCCGGCATGTGGCGCTAGATATTGAGGCCCGCGGCCTTGGTGCCAAGTCTTTTGACATTAGGTGTGTCACGGCTGCTTTTGTTGACGGCGCGGGCGATACCCACTCGGTGCTATTGGACCCGCGCCACATTGACCACGCCGAGGCCGTGCGCGCGCTCACCGACGCCGCCGGGCTGCTTATCCTGCACAACGCCACCTACGATATTCCCCCACTTGTCCACTATGGCCTTGTAGCGCATAAGGCGGTGCATAAGGTGTGGGATACCATGGTAAGTGCCCGCATGGCCTACCCCGACACGTTGGTGCCTAAAGGCCTTGAGGCGTTGGCGGGCAGGCCTGAACTTTTGGACATGCCCGACAATGACGTGAGCATGAAAATGGCCTTTACGGCTCACGGCCTATCAACCACCGCCGAGGGCTGGGAAACAATGGATATTGACTCGCCGGTCTACCGCTTGGGTGCCATGGCAGATACCACGGTCACCCTACGCTTGGCGCCGGTGCTCATGGACCAAGTGATTAAGTGGTTGACCTCTAACCCGTTTGCCGAGCCTGAAATAACGCCCGAGCGCGCCCTTGAGTTGCATGAGCGTGAGCAAACCACCAACCGGGTCATGCTGTCCACCTCGGCGCGCGGCCTTAAGGTGGACACCGACTACTTGGCCACCTATACCAGTGAGCACGAGGCCGCCCGTGACAAGGCAGCACAGCAACTAGGCGACGCCGGGCTTGACCCCGAGGCGGGCAATGTGGGCTATAAGCTAGTTGAGTTGCTTAACACCCGCGGTGAGCTGCCTAGTGATTGGCCGCGTACTGACAAGGGCAAACTAAAGGCCGACCAAAAGGCCATGGCACGCCTTGACGACCACCCGCTCGTTATGGCTCAACAACAGGTTGCCAAGCTGTCTAAAGTATCGGGTTACCTCACCAAGGTGGCTGATTATGCCGCGGTGACCGGGCGCGTGCACCCTCAAGTTGGCGTGTTGGGCGCCTCGGCTACCGGGCGCATGGCCTACCGTGAGCCTGAATTACAGCAATTCCCCCACGACGCCCGCGGTATCTTGGTCCCTGACAACCCCGGCCCCGGCCGCGGGTGGGCCTCAATCGACTGGTCAAGTATTGAGCCGGTGGTCGTGGCTAACTCGGCCGGTGACCGTGACTTTTTGGCCGGTTTCAATGACCACGGCGCCGACCTATATGCGCCTATCGTTGAACAGGCAGGTGTTACCCGCAAAGTGGCCAAGGTGGTGTTGTTGGCGGCCATGTATGGCCAAGGCCGTGCACTGTTGGCGTCCAATCTTGGCGTGAGCGAAGAAGAAGCGGCCACTATTCAAGACAAAGTGTTTGAGTCCATGCCCGCTACCCGCCGGTTTCTTAATGTGTTGCGCAAAAAGGGCGAGTCTAAAGGGTTGACCATGACCGCCGACGGCCGCCTGCTACCTATTCCAACCGATAGGCAGGGCAGGCCCGCGGGGTATAAGGCTACGAACTACTACACCCAAGGCACGGCCTACTCGGTGTTAAGCGAGACAATCAACGCCATTTACCGCGCGGGCTTGGCTGATTCTATCCAACTTGCCATGCACGACGAGTTGATTGTCAACACCGAGGCGGCGGTGGACGTGCAAAGGATTATGGAAACGCCCCCGGCATGGCTGGAAGAATTTTGCGGTCATAAGGTCATTTTGCGCACCGATTCCAACCCCCTGCCCGAGCGCTGGGAATACGTATGAAAATTCCCCACCCCCACACACCTACCACAGACAAGGATAACTACCATGAGATACCTAGGCGGCAAGTCGCGTATTGCTGGAAAGATTGCACCCTACCTGTTGCGCCATGAGCGCCACACCTACCTTGAGCCGTTTGTCGGCGGTATCGCTGTAGCCGAGCGGGTGGCACCTCATTTTGACAAGGCCTATTTATCGGATATTCAACCCGACGTGATTATGCTCTACACCGGCCTACAAGACGGTACCTTTACCCCGCCGGGCGAGGTCACCCGTGAGAGGTGGGAACAACTACGCCACGCCGAGCCTAGCGCTCTACGTGCTTTTGCAGGCTATGGCGTGTCTTTTGGTGGGGCGTGGTTTAGGTCGTACGCGGCCAATGACCCGCGCAACAACTACGTGAGCCAAACCACCAACTCGTTGGCGCGGGCTAAAAAGCGTGGCGTGTTTGACGCGCATGTTCACTTTTCGTGCCGGTCCTTTTTTGACATTGACCCGGCTGACTACTTACCGGGCACGGTGGTCTATTGTGACCCGCCCTATAACGGCCGTGAGGCCTACGACGCGGTTGACGCTTTTGACTCTAACGCGGCGTGGGAGAAATACGCCGAGTTGGCAGCGGCCGGGCTGCATGTCTATGTAAGCGAGTACGACGGGCCTAGTGATAAGCACATTGCCACGTTCTACCCCACGGCGTCCTTTTCTAAGACCAACCAAAAGCGCGGCAAGGCCCAAGAAAAGTTGTTCTACTTTCCACCGGCGGGTGGGGTGGAACATGTCTAAAAAGTGCCCTACCCCGTTTAAGCAACGCTTTAGCGACAAGCCCGAGGCTAGGGCCGCGCTTAATCGACAAGCTACCGACCACGGTCGTATTGCCGTTAAAGTGTATAGGTGCCCGTGTGGTTGGTGGCACTTGGCAGGCCCACGCCGCCCGATAAGTGAAGAAATGCGCAAACGGAACCACCGTCGAAAAGGCGGGCCTAGGCGTTACCGCTCACGCCGCTACAAGTAAGAAACTTTAAGGACTCATTTCATGTATGGAAATACCACATTCACTGCCCTTGTAGGCGGTGCCCCAAGCCCTGATACCCGTGAGCCTAAGACGTGGGTGAAGTTTGCCCGCTCTATGGCCGCCGCGGGTCTGCCTGTGCTGTTGGTCAAGCCGGGCGGCAAGGCTCCCCTTGACATGCGCACGGCCGGTGAGACCAAAAAGGATACCGAGGCCGCGGGCGGCGCCAAGACCGGCGGTGTGCACTTGGCCACCACTGACAAGGCACGGTTAAAGTCCTATATCACCCGTGCCATGGCCGACCCTGATAAAAAGCGCCAAAAGTCCACGCCTGCCCCGGTTAACGGTCCGCTTAATTGGGCTGTGCGCTTGGCTGATTCCGGTTATGTGGTAGCCGACGCTGACACGCCCGCCGAGGTGGCCGCGCTTAAGGATTACTTGGCGCGGGGCTATGGCACCGCCGCCGTGCCCGGCCCTACCGTTGTCACGCCGGGTACTACCGACGGCGCTCACACGGGCGGCGGTCATTGGTGGTTTAGGCTACCCGAGGGCATGACGGTTGACCCGGCCAAGGCCCCGGCGGTAATTAAGGTGCCCGTTGACGGCCACGAGGCGGGCTTTTCGCTTTATGTGGGCAATGCCTACGTGCTTATCCCGCCAAGCGTGCGCGAGCCGGGGCCTTATCACCTCGTAGGCCCTGACAACCCCGCGCCGCCGGTCATGGTGGACATGCTCACCGACATGCTTAAGCAGGCTGAAATGCGCGCCGCCGAGCGTGCTGACTATGAGCGCCGCGCCGCCGCGGGTGAACTAGGCGGCCTTGCCCAACAGGTTGAGGTGTGGGCAGATAACACGCCGTGGGCCGAGGTGCTTGAGCCACACGGCTGGATTGACACGGGCACCTATGACTCGTGCGGCTGCCCGGTCTATACCGCGCCGGGTACTCACTCAAGCCCCAAGTCTGCCACCGCGCACGAGGGCACGTGTACCACGGGCCGTTATGACGTGCTCAACCCGCCGTTGCACGTGTGGACTGACAACCCCGGCGATGAACTCGAGCGAGAAATTGCCGCCCGCGGTGGAACCAAGACCTTGAGCAAACTTACCGTGTGGGCTGCCCTAGCTCATGGCGGGGACATGGCGGCCGCGCTTGCCGCCGCTGGTATTGAGCACGACCCCGAGGGGCACGTGTTCGGGCCGGGCACTGAGCCGGTGGAACTTGCCGACAAGGTAGCGGGCGTGGATAAGCAAAGTGCTGACTCTAACGCCGGTCTTGCCCCGGCGGGTAAGTCTGCCATGGACGTGGCACACGATACCGACGGCGACGAGGCCCCGGTGCACCCCGAGCACGTTGACCCGTCGAAACAACGCCGCCAACCCCCGCGCCCGCCGCTTGACCTTGAGCACAACTACTACACGCCCGACGGCCGTGAGGTATGGGAATTTTGGAAAGCTAAAAAGCCCGACGACGCTGAGGGTGCCAAGCGCATGCGTGCGAGCTTGCCGCCGTGGGGGTCTTTTGGCTCATACGGTGACATGGGTGAAGTTGAGTATGTGGTCGACGGCCTGTTGGAACACCGCGGCATGTGCTCGGTGATTGGGGACTCCGGCGTCGGCAAGTCCGCGGTGGTGCTCGACATGGCCGCCCACATTGCTACGGGCAGGCCGTGGCATGGTAGGAAAGTGCGCCAATGCAAGGTTGCCTACGTGGCCGGTGAGGGCGTGGCCGGTGCGGTCTCGCGTCTCAAGGCGTGGAAGCGCGCCCATAAAGACGACCGTATTGACGACAACATTTTTATTGTTGAAGAAGCTCTAATGATTGGTAGCACGGCCGACAATTGGGCCTATATTGCCGAGCAATGTATCGCCAACGACGTGGAACTTATCATTTTTGACACCTTGGCGCGCATGGCTACCGGCCTAGATGAAAATAGCGCGAGCGACATGGGCAAGGGCGTGGCCGCGTTTAACAAACTGCAAACGGCTACCGGCGCGGGCGTGTTGCTAGTCCACCACACGGCGCGTGGTTCCAACCATGCCCGCGGCTCGTCGGCGGTGCGCGGCGCGGTAGATAGTGAGCTGTTGGTTACCGACGTTATGGCAGACGGCAAGCCGTTTGCCTTGGACGGCGATAACCGGCCCGTTGACGCCGACGGTGACCTTTTGCCCGGCAAACCGTTAACGGTCAAGTGTGTCAAGCAAAAGAATGCCGCCGACGGTGAATACGAGTACCTGTGCTTGACCGAGCGGTATGACTCTATCGTTGTTACCGATATTGACGGCAACGCGGTCACACCTAAGTTTGCCCATGGTGGTGGCGCTAGTGTGGTCTCGGCTACCGCCGAGCCGCTTGAGTCCACCGCCCGCCGCGTGGCTGATTTTGTAGGTAGCTACACCTCGGGTGACCTCATGCCGACCATGGCTGATATTGCCCGCGGTGTCACCCCTGACAAGTTCTATATTGATAAAGCTAAGGCATGGCGCGCGCACGTGTCCTTGGCCGTGGACAAGGCGCTTGAAATGCGCCTGTTTTATAAGGTTGGTGCAGGTTATACGGTTAACCCTCCCCTTGACTAGCCTCAACTTGCACAACCTATAAAGGTACTGTAAGGTACTAAGTACACGGCAAGGGACAAGCCCTAGCCGATAACCTGAAAAGGACTCACACCATGAGCAAACACCGCTTGGGCACCCGCCCTAACACGTTGACCGTGGCCGAGATTGGCTACGCTAACCCCCGCGGCAAGGACCACACCGACAAGCCGCGCACCCCCAACGCACGCGAGACTTTTGCCGCCTTAGGCGTAATGCTGTTTATCCTGTGCCTGATTGTAGGTGTGGGCGCGCTTATCGCGTTTACCGCGGTTAATTGGGCGGTGGCTTAAATGCGCGCCAAGTTTGTAAAGACCGTGACCGTCACGGCTGAAAACGTCCGCTTTTTGTGGAAAGTTCACGGTACTACGGCCGCTGTTACTTTCTCCACCTACGTGGTCACCTCGTCTGCCACATGGGGCTCGTTCAATGAGACCGTAGCCTTTTGGGCCGACGAGAATGGCCGGGTGCTGGATTGGAGTGGTATCAACTGGGTCGCCGGTCCGCACCACGTTGAATGCCTGCTCGACGCCGGGTTCGAGGTGATTGGCCTTGAGTAATACCAACTACGCCCCCGAGGTTGTCCGCGGCGCCAAGCGCCTGCACCGCGCCTTTTACAAGCGCAAGCGCGGGCCTTGGGAGGGCGTTATCACGCCGTGGGAATTTCTAGGCGAGGGTAGGCAAGCCGAGTTTCTACGCTTGGCTGCTATCTTCCACGCCGCTGAATACGTCCACGACGGTGACCATGACGCGGTAGTTGCCGAGGTGGCACGGGAAATACTGCCTTTAGTGCCAGATGATTACCCTAACGACAAGCTCATTGCCTACGTGGCCGCCCGGTATGCCGAGTACAACGACAAGTACCTAGACAAGGACTAGACCACATGACCAAGCCACGTACACTACGCCCCTACCAAGCCGAGGCGGTGGACGCTGTAACTGCGTATTGGGGCACACTAGACCGTGAACGCTACACGCCGGTTGTGGTATTGCCCACTGGCACCGGCAAGTCGACGGTTATCGCCAAGTTGGCCGCCGACGCCTACTACGTAGGCTTGCGGGTGGTCATGCTTGCCCACCGCCGTGAGCTGCTTGACCAAATGGCCGCCTCGGTGGCCGCTGTAGCGCCCGAGCTGCCACGTGTAGGAATTGTGCAAGGCGAGCGCAATAGCCCCACGGCTGATATTGTGGCCGCCTCATTCCAGACACTTACCGCCAACCCGGCGCGCCTTGCCGCGCTAGGGCGGCGTGAGGTGGTTCTTGTAGACGAAATGCACCACAGCGCCGCCGAGACCTATAAGGGCGTGCTTGACGCGCTTGACGTGACCTCGCACAACCCTAATAACCCGGTCTTTGCCTGTGGTTTCACGGCCACGGCCTCACGCGCCGACGGTGGCCTTGACGGCATATGGGATAACGTGGTTTATGAAAAGTCACTTTCATGGGCGATTAAAAAAGGCTACCTTGTCACCCCGCGCGGCTTAACCGTGGTGTTGCCTGACATGGACCTAACCGAGGTAGCCGTGCGCGCCGGTGACTACGCCGCCGGTGAACTCGAGCACGTCATGCAAGCCTCGGTGGACACCACCGTTATGGCCATGCTCACACACGCCGCCGGGCGGGCGTCAATCGTGTTTGCCGCCGGTGTAGACCACGCCGAGGCGTTGGCCGCCGCCTTGAGCGCACACGGTGTTGCCGCCGCCGCGGTCACAGGTGCCATGAGCGCCGAGGCCCGCGGTCAAGTCTACGAGGCCTTTAACGACGGTGAGCTTGACGCTATGGTTACCGTGCAGGTGCTCACCGAGGGCGCTGACTTTCCACGGTGTGACGCGGTGGTTATGGCACGCCCTACCCGTTCCCAGACTCTCTATAGTCAAATGGTAGGCCGGGCGTTGCGCTTGTATCCTGGTAAAGACGACGCGCTTGTCCTTGACCTTGCCGGGGTCACCCGTGACATGTCCCTTGTCACGTTAAGCGATCTCACCACCGAGGCCACCACGGCGCGTGTGGCGCCCGATAGTGACGACGACCCCGGCCAAGATGAACCAGCACCGCGCCCCGAGCGCAAACAGCGTATAGGCGTGGCCGACCTTGAGCTTATTGACCTGTTGGCGGTATCGCCTGCCAACTGGTTGACTACGCCTAAAGGCGTGCGTTTCCTTGACGTGGGCAATAAGGCCATAATCTTTTTGTGGCCGCCTCACCCCGAGGGCTCACGTAAGGTCATGGTTGGCGTCATGCACACCCCGCCCGACCCCAATGACCGTTGGTTGTACGACGGGTACGCCGGTGAGATTGCCGACGCTATTAAGGCCGCCGAGCACGCCGCCGAGGACTACGGCCAACTACCACCGCGCAACGCGCCGTGGCGCAATAGGTCCGCGCCTAGCGCTGCACAGGTGCGCCTAGCTAAGACGCTTGGCGTTGACCACGCCGACGACAAGACGCGCGCTAGACTAAGTGACGATATTTCCACGGCCTTGGCCGCGCGACGCCTTGACCCTTTTGTTTCTTAAATTCCAACCTCAAGTAAAGGACTCCCATCATGGCTAACCCTTTTGCCAATTTTGCAACTCCTACTACCGTGGGTAATTCCACCCCGGTGCATAAGTTCCCTTTGCCGCCCGAGGGCCGTCAATTCCGGCCCACCTATGTGCGCGGCAAGTATTCCTTGCCAAGCCCCGAGCCTGAAAGTGGCAAGGTAAAAGACACCTTTACCCGTGTCACCACCGGCGCGCACGCGCTTGACGAAACCACCGGCCTAGATAGGTGGAAAATGCGAAATGTGGTGCTCGGTATCCACCAACAGCCCAACCTGCTTGACAAAATTGACCTTTTTGCCGAGCCGTATGAGGTCACGCGCACGCTTAATGACGTGGCCTCTAAGGCTAGTGACGCCGCCGGTGCCAGTGAGGCCGCCGAGCGCGGTACCGCAATTCACGCTTGGACCGAGGCCGTCGAGCGTGACGGCATGGACATAGCCGACGTGCCACGTGAGTTTAAGCCGTTTGTTACCTCATACCTTGAGGCGCTTGAGCGCGCGGGTGTGGAAACTGTGCCCGGCTTGGTCGAGCGGATTGTCTGGCACAAGGGCACCGGGTGGGTAGGCACGTTCGACCGCGTGTACCGCCTAGCCGACGGCACCCAAGTTATTGGTGACGTTAAGACCTCTAAAGACCTTAAGTTCGGCTACCTTGGCTTTTCCATGCAATTGGCCGTGTATGCCGACGCCGACGCTATGCTGAAAGTTGACGGCTCGGGGTGGGAGGCCATGCCCGCCGTGGGTAACGTGTATGGCGTTATTGCTCACTTGCCTAGCAACAACCCCGGCCATTGTGAGCTTGTAACCCTAGACCTTGAGCGTGGCCGGTATGCTATTGAGCTTGCCGAGCGGGTGCGCCATGCACGTGCCACGGCGGGGGTCAATATCCCTAATGTGCACCCGCTGCCTGAGGTTGACCTTGCCACGTTAGTGGACAAGGCCACCTCGGCGGGTGACTTGGCTAATCTTTATGAGCGCTTTTCGACCCGGTGGACACCGGAATTAACCGAGCGCGGCATGCGCCGTATTGAGTCCCTGAACACTGCAAACACCCGCTAGTTTGACACTAAAGGTACTTATATAGTACCTTTTAGTACATGCCCCAAGGGCGCGACCTAGGCAGGTCGTTAAACTGCCTATACAGGCAAGGCACCCGCCTTGTGTTCACCCCGATACCGACCCGACCTGAACCAAAAGAACACACCTTTTGTTGCCGGGTCCTACCTGAAAGGACACTAACCGTGACCAACCCGTTCGCCGCCGCTGCTAACAACTCTGCACCGGCTAACAACAACGCACAGGCCAACAACGCTGCACAGGCCAACAACGCTGCACAGGCTAACAACAACGCTGCACAGGCTAACAACAACGCTGCACAGGCTAACAACGCTGCCACCGCGGCCATGGCCACCACTACCGGCGATAGTGCCAACCCCGAGGCCACCGCCCCGGCTGGCAACTTGGCCGACATGTTCTCCACCGACACCTCGAGCGGTGACATGGCCAAGATTAAGGCCGACCTTGGCGCCGCCGTGCTGGTACGCCCAACCGAGTGGATTGAATCTATGAACACCGTCAATGGTGACACCGCCGCTATCCGCGCCGACTGGATTGTGCTCGACGGCCCTAACCAAGGCGCCGTGCGCTCCAACTCGCTGGTATTCAACGCCGTGGTGCGCAATACCCTAAAGAACGTGCTCGACGGTAACCAGCCATTTTTCGTTGGTGTGGTGGCCGAGGGCGAGGCCAAGCCGGGCAAGAATGCGCCACTAATTTTTGCCACTGCCGAGGATAAGCACCTCGAGCTTGCACAGCAGGCAGCCCAAGCTAACGGCTGGCTGTAAACTCCCAACCCACACCACACTAGGGGCAGGCAAGCCCGCCTGCCCCTTTTGCTTAAGTAAAGGACTCTAACCCATGTATATGACCGGAAAGACCAAGCCAAGTATTGCCCGCCGCGCGCTCACCGCCGTGCGTAAGCCGTTCACCGGCCCTGTAGGCCCGGTTGGGCCTCAAGGCGTGGCAGGCCCTATCGGCCCGGCCGGTGAGCCTGCCCGCTACCGCTCGCCTAAGTTTGCCCCTGCCAATGAGCCGGGCAAGGACAAGCTCGTTAAACCTGCACGCGCTCACAACGCCGACGCGGGGTACGACCTTGCACTTACTGGCAAGCGCGTGGTGCTCAACCCCGGCGCGCGTGCCACGGTGCCTACCGGGTGGGCTGTGCGCCTTGACCCGGCCACCTGTGGCCTTATCCTGCCCCGGTCGGGCAATGCTGCCAAGCTAGGCCTTAACGTGATTACCGGCGTGGTCGACGCGGGTTACACCGGCGAGCTTAAGGTGACCGTGCACAACACCTCGCGCCATAAGGTGACCTTGACGCCGGGCATGCGTATTGCGCAAATGGTCATTACCCCGGTGGTCAACCACGACGCGCCGGTCCATGACACCAGCCGCGGGGTGGGCGGTTTTGGTTCCACCGATAACACGCCGGTTGGGGTACTTGGCACGGTAAGCGACCTTGAGCTCGGTGACATGGTTAACCACCCTGTGCACTACACCGTGCACCCGGTCTTTACTGGTGAATGCCACGATTATGCCAAGCACATGATTTTTGACCAAGGCAGCGTATTTAAGTACCTGTGGCGGTGCGCGGGCAAGGGTGACATGGCCGAGAATATCCGCAAGGCCCTGTGGTACCTCACCGCAATTAAGAACGGCCCGGTTATCTACCGCCGCGGTATCGCTCTGCCTAGTGCTAAGGTCAAGCGCCTGCAAAGTGAGGTTACTCGCGCCATGGACAATGTGGACCGTGATAAGGCACCAACCAAGTACATGGCCGCGCTTGCCTGCTACTCTGCCGCCGCGCTTATAGCCGACGGCAAGGTGGAAGAATGCGAGCGCACCGCCAAGCACGCGCTTGCACTGCTTGACTCGGTGAAGTAAACTAAAAGCGCGTGGTGTGTGGCCCGGTGAGTCCCTACACACCACGCGCTTTTGGGAGAATGCGTGTGAATTGGTAGCGCCTCACGCCACGTTTACACTGCATGCGGTTTGCATAGAAAAAGGCCCCCGTTAGCCAAGGTCGCTAACGAGGGGCCTTTTTCTATGCCGTCTTACTTTCCGAGGCGCTTGGCAATCTCGGCGGCAAGGTCGGCTGCCTTAACAGCGGTGTCCGAGGTGAGCAACTCGGCAAGCTGATTGGCGTTGAGGTCACCCACGGGCGTGGTGAGGTTAAGGTTAGTGCCCTCGGCGGTGCCGTTTTCGGTACCCGGCTGCACCGGGCGCGGGTCGCGTAGTGGCGCCAATGCGTAGAACTTGCACCCGTAAAAGTCATTCTTCCACTGGGAAATATGCGCATACGGCTTTTCCAGCGTGCTGTAGGGGTGCACGCTTGGCGCGTACATGTTGGGCACGGTCAAGCTCGTGGCGTGAAGCTGTGGGGCAGTCCATACCGAGGCCGGGTGGGTAGCGGTGCGCGTGACCGCGCCAATGCCATAGTCGACATATGCCAGCACAACCACGCCGTCAATAAGCTGTGCGTTGACCTCACCAATAGCGTGGTTAGGCAGGGTAGGCGTAAGAATTGGGCTAGGCTGCTTGGTTCCCCACTGCCACTTGTCGCCGGTCCAACCCCAAAATTCCCACTTAAATAGCTTATTCCAGTCCTGCCAACGCACGCGAGCCAAGTAAATGCCGCCGCCGTCTTTACGGCCTGACTCGGTGCCAAACATATACAGGTAACCGTCGGGGTGCAGAACTAGGCTCGCGTTCTGGAAGAATCGCCAACCCTGCGCCGGGTCGTTGTTAAAGACCATGGGGGCACGGCCGCCGCCAAGGTCGGCAAAGGTGGCCGGTTCCCAATTCTCGCCGTGCTTTTCGGTGGACTTGTAGAACTTATTGCCCCACGTTACCCACGAGTACGGGCCGCTGCGCTCCCACGTGCGCACCACGAACGTGGACATAAGGTAAGTACCGTCGGGCAGGTGCACGATGTCATTAGGAATAACCGTAAACGGTGCGTATTCCCGCGTATTGGCAATGTGGGCAGGCTCGTGCACGTAGTCCACCGCCTGCTTGGCGCGTGCACCGCCAACCGCGTTATCCCACTTGAGGCCGTTCTCAAGGTCACGGTTGGATTGGCGCAAAATGACCGGCGAGCGCCAACCGCCGCCCTGCTTGGGGTTGTTGTTGTCGAACGTGTCACCAAACACTGACATGCAATAGCCGTGGTTGGTGAGCGCGAAATAACCAAGGTCGGTACCTCGGAAACCAAACCGGGCAGTAGCGTCGCCGGTTGTGGTGTTGATATATCGGGCCATAATCTCCCAAATCTCCTATCATGGTTGGGGTCGAGGCAATCTGCCTACCCCACTAGCCTACCGTGCTTGAGCCGCCGCGGTATATGGCCGACAACACCTAGAATACGCAAAAATACCCCTACCAAGTGGTAGGGGTATTTTTGTCACATTGACGTTATTCTTTGTGCAATAGCACCGCTGAATACTCACTATAAAGACCGCGGTCGGCGGGACTCATGCCCGCGTTAGGCCCGTTCCACGTCCACGGGTACAAACGCGCGCCCGCCTCAAGGTAGGTAGCGCGGCTCACAATGCCGTGGCCGTAGCCGTTAAAGTCTTTCCACAGTTCCATGCCAGCGGCGCCGTCGTCAAGCGACCGGCCAAGGCCACAACCCTTATTGGCCGGTCCATTGCCCCACGTCTGTGCGGCGCTCAACTGCCAAATACCGCTTACCGGAATGAAAAGGTGCGCGTCGTTAGTAGACGTGTTGGCCACATTACCCGAGTCCTTAAAGGCGAATAGGCGGCCGTCACTGTCACGCTTAAGCCGGGTAAAGCGGTCACCCCACGGGTTATACCACGGCCCCGACCACCGCAAAAAGCCGTAGTACTTGGGCGCGGCCTCACCCGGTGGACCGGCAGGGCCTTGGCTGCCCTGCACGCCGCGGGGTCCCTGACTTCCCGCGGGGCCGGTTGGGCCGACGGGTCCTGTAGGGCCTTGGGCACCTGTACCGCCGCGGGCGGCAACCTGCCCCCACGTACTGCCACCTGTGCCCGAGGTCGACGGGGCAATACCTACAGTTTCCACCTTGGCCACCCACGTGGCATACGAATAATAAACCACGTCACCGGGGGCGTATAGCGTAGACGACGAGTAGCTACCGCGGTAGGTCATGCCCGGCCCGCGTAAGTTACCTACCTCTTTCCATGCCATGCGCTACCACCGCCTAGCTAAGTTGGTAGGTGGTGCCGGTCACGCGGTCAAGGTACATGTCACCGGCCTGCGAGTCTTGAATGGTGCCCGGCGCGCCGTCACCTACAAACCACATGGAACCACGCTGTCCGCGTGGTCCCTCGGGGCCTGTTGGGCCTTGGCTGCCCGCCGGTCCACGGCTGCCCGTGCTGCCCGCGGGGCCTGCCACGCCTTGAGGTCCTTGAGGCCCCGCCGGGCCTACAGGGCCGCGAAAATCGGTGCCGCTGCCATTGGCGGGGAACTTGGTACCCGACCACACGTACAGGTCGCCGTCGGCCTCAACGAGCCAACCCTTGCCCGCGTCGTCGGCGGTGAGGTTCTTAGGCAGGTCGTTATACGTGGCCACCTGTCCTGCAATGCTGACACTCTTGCCGTCAACGCCCGGCTTGCCTTGAGGTCCCGCCGGGCCTGCAATTCCCTGCTCGCCGCGGGGTCCCGCCGGGCCGGGTGGGCCTTGAATACCCTCGGGGCCGCGGCTGCCCGCGGGGCCGGTATCGCCTTTTGGTCCCTTAATGTTGCCTGTCTGCTGCCAAGCCATAATGCTTACTCCAATCGGTATGTATCGCCGGTTAACGTGTCAAGCCACCCGTCGCCGGGGCGGGCGCCCTCAATGTAGTCGGGCGGGGTGCCCGGCCCTGTAAACAGGGCAGGACCGCTTGACGCCGGGCCGGGTGGTCCTTGGGGTCCACGAGGCCCCTGCTTGCCGTCCTTGCCATTGCGCCCCGGTATTCCCGCCGCGGGGTAGGCAATAACACGCTCGTATGGCTCACCGGCGCCCGTTACGTACACGGGGTTAGGGGTTGTCATTGTGCTACACCTCCCCTAGTCACACTACCGTTTAGCCACAAAAAGCGCCCATATGTTGCATGGTCAATATAGACCGAGCACGGCGCTTTATTGGGTATGCGCGCCACCTCGTCGGCGTCAAGCTCAAAGACAACGCGGTCGTCGTTGGCCTCGAGCGGGTATTCCACGCCATTGACAAAAAGCGCCCCGCCGATAATGTCGCCCGGCTTGGTTCCCTTGAGCGCGGCGCCAAATCGCCACGGCGCGCCCTCATAGATTACCGGCGACCACCCGACGGGGTGCCATTGCCCTTTAGTTAAATTGTCGCTCATATCGTATAGCCTAATAGCTCATTGACCCGCGTCGTGCGCTGTGGGCCGGGGTCACTGTATTTACGGTCGAGGTGGTCAAGGGTGCGCCTAAAATCAAAGACCAACTCGCGATTATCTACCTCGGTCTCGTCAAGGCGGCTGTCTAGCTCATTGACCCGCTCGGCTAACTTGTCATTGTCGGCGCGTAGCCGTGCCACCGAGTCCTTGAGCGGGTCCACCACGGCCTTAAAGTCGTCACGCTGTTGGGCAAGGCGCTTGTCTAGTGTGGTCTCCTCGGCGGCGCGTGCCTCAAGCCCACGGCGGGTTATCCACGTAAACACCGCGACCATAAAAGGACTCAAGGCGGCGACCACGGTGGTGAACATTGTCAACGGGTCCACTTGTCCACCTCCCCTGTGCTCGGCTCGGCAGGGGGTGCCACCTCAATGCCTGCCAAGGTGATTAGCACAGGTACCATGAGCGCATAAACAGACAAGGCTAGAATGCTATCCCAATCGGGCGCGGTAAAAAGGTCAATCGTGTGAATGACCACCCACGTGCAATATAGCCCGGTCATAAAGGCAATGGAATAGGTGAACAGGCGTCGAATAGCCATACCAGCCCATACGAAAAGCCCCGCGGCAAGCCACACTAGACCTACGACGGCCACGCCAATGCCGGGCAAGCTAGGCGCGTTGTTGTAGCCGTTAAGCTGCAAAATACCTGTGCCTGTCGCCACGTAGGCAAGCCCGCGCACCACGGCAAGCCCGCCTACGCCTGACAAGCTCACCGGGTTATGTAGCGACCGGATATTCTTAACGCCGCGGCTCATAGTTAGTGCCCGAGGTTAGTGAAGCGGTGGACGGGTCACCGGCGGTGCGACCGGCAATGCAGGTGAGAAAAGTCAACACCGCCGTGGTGCCAACAATGACGGCCTTGCCCTGCCAATCCTGTGCTAGTACGCCTTGCACCCCGGCGGCGTCCATGGCCACCGGCGCGCCCACCACAGCCAAGGCCACTTGGGCCGTGGTGCGTAACACGCGCTCTAGGGTGTCAATCCAAAAGCGTCGTGACGTTAACCAATGCTCATAAGTGGGGTATGCCATGTGCTTAATCCTCTCATGGTTGACGGCCTACGATAAGACTAACGAGGGCCTCGAGCAATACGTCCATAACAGTACGCCGCTTGGGTTGTGGCGCGCTGTCGTCTTTATCCTTGGCCTCGGGCTGGGGCAGCTCATGCACCTCGTTGGGCGCTTGGGGCCGTGTGGCCACCGGCGGGGTGGGCGGTACCTCGGTAACCGGGCCGGGTGCTTGACGCCCCGGCGTATCTTGCGCCTTGACCGGCTCCCCATAAAATAGCGCCTTAAGCTGTGCCTTGGTTCCACGAAATGCGTTAATATCCACCGCGAAACCGGCCACCGTAGCGTTACTGCCAAACTGCCACAACGCGGGTCGCTGGTTGCCGAGTGGGTAGTTCCATTGCCGGTGCTCATTGCCGGGGTAGATAACACTAGGCACGCCGCGGGGGTTGGTGCCATACGCTGCCACCCAAAAGGCGCCAAACTCGTGACTATCCGGCTCACCGGGGGAAATACGCCCCTCCCAGTAAGGCACGTAGGAATAGCAACCAATGACACGTACGCCGTGGGCCTCAAACTGCCTTTTGCACTCGCGAATATCGTTAACATGCAATCCCGCGTTGGTCTCTACGTCAATCCACACCGGCCGCTTATGCTGCCCCATGACCTCAACCGAGGCCTTGACCTGTTGAGCCACGCTAGTGCCCTCACTAGGTGCGCGTAGGTAGTGATAGGCCGCCGTGACTAGCCCGGCCTTTTCCGCGTCAAGCAGGTGGGAGGTGTAAACACTGTCCTTATACGTGCCGTCGGTGGTGCGGATAATCGCAAACTGGATACCCTCGGCGGCGGCAAGGGTAAGCGGCATGCCGTTTTGGTGCTCGGATACGTCCACGCCAAAAATCACCGGGTCATGGCTCGTTGGCTCAAACTGCATGCCGTTAGGCTTGGTTCCCTTAGGCTTGGTGCCCGGCGTGAGCGCACCGGCAAGCCACGGCTCGGGGTCAATCTGTGCGCCCTGCTGCCACACGTAGGGGTGTACCTCAAAATGCACGTGAGGTGCCACGCCGCCGTTAGTTGCTGAATTGGGGTTAACGTGGCCAATGCGCTGCCCTGCCTCAACGCGCTGACCGACGCTCACCTCACGAATGATGTGACCGTACACGGTGGTACCTGCACCGTCGGCCTCGGGGTGGTCAATGACAACCCACCCGGCGGGGTCGGGTCCACCGAAACCACTAGCGGCGCCCGCGTAGACCACGGTACCGCCTTGGGCAGCATAGACCGGCATGTTGGCCGAGCCGCCATTACGGCCAAAATCAACGCCGCGGTGCACTGTGCCCCACCGCGGGCCAAACTTACTTGTAATGTACGCCTCGGGCGGTACGGGCATATAGCGTGGTGCCATGGTGAATGTCCTTTACACGTCGACCGGGTAGCAAATGTTGTAGGTGTAGACCGCGCCAATGGACTTAGCGCCCACTAGCTTGGGGTGGCCTTGTCCATTGCCGTTGTCGGCGGTGTGGAAGATAAGGTCGGAATAGTTGCCCTCGGGGTTGGTGAACAATAGCCCACGGGTCCACCCCGCCTTAACCAGTACCTCACTATGCCAGTCAAGCGGCTTGTCGGCGCCAAAAGACTTGTCGGTGAAGATGTGCCCCATGGACCACGTGTCGGGCTGCCAATTGGCACAGGGTAGCGGCACGTCCATGGTGATAGGCCCGGTGCCGAAATTGGCACCGCTGCCCGTGGTAATCTGCACGAAACCGTCGAGCATGCCGTCAACAATGCGGAACCGGCCCGAATACATGCCTTGGGTACCAAGATAGACCGGGTTGCCGCCGCTTGAGCCGTTAGGCGCCGAGTTGCCGTAATAGCGCAAGGTCGGCGTCCACGCGCGCCACGGGTTCGAGGCGGTGCCCACATTGCGCCACACGCCGTCGTTATCTAGGCGCTTGGTGTAGGTACCGCGGTCGGTACTAATAAAAGTACCCTCACGGGCGTCAATCATGTACGGGTTAAGCAACGCCGGGTCGCTGACACGCAAAGGACCGCCGTCGCCGCCCCACGTGCGAAAGTCGATAAATTCCATGGCCGCGCTATAGCCCGCGCGTCGGCTCACCGTAGCAACTACAGCGTCATACAGCACACCGGGGATACGGTTAATTGCCGACGGGTTAGGGCTAGTGGAATTGTTGACCGTGGTAGTAGGCAGGCAAACCAGCGTGGCCGCGTCGGTGCCCTTGGACCAATCCACGCGAATGACAATAGTGAACGTGCGCGTTCCTGAACTTACCGAGGGCACCGAGACCGTCTCGGTGGACGTGGCGCGCACGCGGGTACCTGCGATAAGGCAGGCGCCCGGCTGTAGGGTCACCGTGCCCGAGTTATAGGACGGCTGCAACGCGGTGGGCGTGTCCACCAAAAAGCGGGGTGCCAACGCCTGTGCCATATCGGCATATTGGCTAGGCCCAATCGTGGTGTTGGCCGTGGCTAGTGCTGTCAATGCCATGGGTTAACTCTTTCTTTCTAGTCGTGTGAGTCGCTTATCTATGCCCGCCAAGGCTGCGAATGTACTCAAGTCCATTGTATCGGGCGTGCCCACGGTTGGGGTCACCGTGATTGTCTCGGGCGTTATCTTAATCTCAACGTCGGTAATGACCTGCTTAATCTCACCAAGAATAGGCAAGTCAACGGTGGCAATATCGCCCACGGTGTATTGGCGGGGTGTCTTGCCGTCGGTGCCATACTCCCACCCGGCGGCCGGTTCCACCGCGGCGGTGACCTCAACGGCCGGGCCTGACTCTGCCAACTTGTCCACACCCGCGGCCTCAAGGTCCTCATGCAGGCGAATAGGGTCCATGTTTTCATCTTTTTCTGGCTCGTGCTTGACGTAAATTTCACGCACCGACCATGGGCTAGTGGACTCCTTGCCCTTGACCTCAAGCACCTCACGCTTGGCCACCTCTTCGGCACCGTTGTGGACCACGGCACGGGTGGCCGAGGCGCGCTTATGCGTTACCGACCACTTGGCAAGCTCACCGCCAAGGTGAGACCAAATAAGGCCCTCACGCGGCGTGTGGGGCTTAACGTCCACGAAATAGCACGGCTTATTGAACACGACGCCGTCGATAAGTTGGGGGTCGCCGGGCACCCACCCGGTAAAGGTGAGGCAATATCCCGAGTTGGTCAACGCCTCGGTGACTAGCTCGCCTACAGTCTCCCACGACCCCTTGACTGACACGCGAGGGCCGCGGCCCGAGGTGGGCAGCAAAATAACCGGGGTGCCCGTGCGCCGCTGCCCAACGCCAATGAGACGCTTAACCACGGTCTCAAGTGCGCCGGTAATCTCAAACTGGTTGTAGGGTGTTGAGGCAATCTCGCCGTCGAAACCGGGTGTCACGATTGACCCCTCGAGAAATGACCAAGCGCCGCTACATTGCACCGTGAGAATAGCGAGGCCGGGGTCGTCGTCAAGGCTATGAACCTCGGCTGTTACCGGCGCATACAGCATGGTTATGCCGTTGTACTTGGCCGCCAAGACAATGTTGCCGTCACACGGGATAAGCTGCGCCGTAAGTTCCGTTAGGTACACCTCTAACGTGGCCGTGTCTGCCTGCCCCGGCTTGCCCGTGGTGGTAAAGGTCATGGACTCGAAACCGCCAATCTTGCCCAAGCACTCACCTTGCCACGTCCACATTTCTACTGGTATCGGGTCATAATCCGGCCCGCGTAACGTGTCATAAAGCGTTGACATGTGACCCCCTAAAAGGCGCGGGCGTAAGCCTCACGCCCGGTTGCTGTGATACTAGACTTACTTGTCATGCCCTCGGCTTGAATGGTGAGCGCCACGCGGTCACCTACAGGGATAGGCACGTATTTACCCGTCACGAAACCATAGCGATTATCCCCACTGTTTACCTCGGTCACGTAACGGTTGGTGGGGTCGGTGTTAATCTCAACCACCTCACCGGCGGCCACGGTGCCGTTATAGGAAAGCACCCCGTAATCTGTAACGCCAATAAGCGGTGAGGTGAGCGGGCCTACCAAGGTGTAGGTCGGCCACATGGGGCCTTGGCCCTTATTGCTAATCCACGCGTCGCGTGCCACGCCCGGCGCGGCAATGTATAGCGGCCACCCGGCGCCGCGGTCACCATAGAACGGCGTGGAATTAGCACCGCTTAAATTCTTGTAGGTAAATACGACGGCCTGTTCTACGCCATACCACCACGATCCGTCGCCGGTGAGCGCCCACAATTCCGGCCCGTTTTCCTGCCCAATGCCGGGGTCAAAAGCGTACGAGGTGTCGGGCGTTTCTGCCAAGCGTAGCCGCCGTGAGCGAACCACGCCGTCGGGGCGCTCTACCTCAAGGGTGCCAAGCTCAAAGGGACTGTTTGCCAGTGCCCACCACTCATGTGCAACGTTGTAATAGGACTGCCCGGTCCTGCCATAACCAACCAGCACCTTAAGCGCGTGTGTGCCACGGCCTACCGTGGCCGCGGCGTGGTTTAACCCGCCGTGGGTAAACACGTGGCTAATCTCGGACCACCCAAGGCCGCGTTGGCCGAGGTCTAGCACCACGCCCTCGGTGCCCTCGGTTAAGTGCCATGTCTTGCCGCGGTGGTCAATCCACCGCACCTTAAGCCCTGCCATTTAATCAATACCTCCACGAATACGCGCCTTGAGCTGCATAAGTTCCAACTCACGTAGTGGCGCGGCCGGGTCGGCGGCCACCAACGTGCCGATATTAACGCTCGTATCAACGCCACCACCTACACCAAGACCACCGGCGGCCCCGGTCGTGCCCACGGCTGCCTTGTACCCCTTAAGGTTAGCCGAGGTAGCTGACATAAGGCGTGACGTAGCACCCACGGCCGCCGGGGTGGTATCTGCGATACCGGCGGCAAAAGCGTCACCGATAGACCGGCCCGAATACAACACCCAGCCCTTGCCGCTAAAAGGTCCCTTTTTGGCCGGGGAAAATGGGAAGAAATCACGGGCAGCTTTAACCACGCTGCGGGCGGCGTTGGCCACTTCGCCTATCTTGGACTTAATGCCGTTGATAAAGCCTTGAATAATGGACTGGCCCGAGCTCACTAGCAAGCCACCCACGTTGCCGAGCACACCAAGGACTTGGCCCGGCAAGCGGCCTACCGTGCTCACTGCCTGCGACACGCCGGTGCTAAAGGTATTAACGGCACGTGTCCACATGCTCTGAAATGCGTTAACGCCTGCGCTAACGAGGTGGTTAACAGCGCCAAGCACGCTAGAAACGAAACCAGACACCGCGCCGCTAACTGTGGTCACCATGGATACGAAACCAGCAATAACCGCGGCCACAAAGGACACAATGGCGCCAAGCGCCGAGGCCACAAAGGACAAAATAGCGCCAAGCAATTGCGCAAATATGCTAATGACCTGAATCACAATAGCAATGACCGGCGCCAAGGCGGTCACGATGTTGGCCACTACCTGAATAAGCGAAATGATGGCAGGCATGAGCGAGGCAATAACCGGCAACAATGCGCCAATGAGCGTGCCCGCCAACTGGATAATCATGGGCAAAAGCGGCATGACTGCTTGCACAATCTGCATGAATGCCTCGGCAAGCATAGGGATATACGGCGCCAGCATGCTAACGGCCTGTACCAAAAGACTGCCAATAGTGGTTGCCAGTTGCATGAATATAGGTGCCAGCATGCTAACGGCCTGCCCCAAGGCCTCCCACCACGGCTGCAACGCGGTCAACGCTTGGGTGAGCACTGCACCCAAGATATTGGCAATGGTGGCAATGACCGGCGCGAATTGCGCAAACACGCCTGCAATGGTGCTAATGAGCGGTGCCAAGGCAGACAAGGCAGGTGCCAGCGCTGCCACAATCTGCCCCACGAGCTGCCCAAGCACGGGCAGAATTGGGGCAATGGCCATGCCAATGTCGTTTAGCGCTTGGCCAAGCGGGGCAATGGCAGGCGTGAGGCCTGCAAGGCCCTGTGCCAGCCCGTCAACCAGCGTTGACAACATAGGGGCAAGACCGGCAATAGCCGTGCCAATAGCCGAAATAAGCGGGCTAATGGTTTGCAGGCCTTGGCCAACCGAGGTGACAAGCATGTTAAGGGCCGGTGCCAGCGTGGTGACAAGGCCCGCAATCATGGGCGCCACGGTGGTGCCGATAATTCCTGCCACGTTGGAAAGTACCGGCATAAGCGAGGCTACGGCGGCACTCATGGCGCTAAAGAAAGATACAAGGGTACTCATGCCTTGGGCCGAGTTCACCCACTGGTTAGTGGTGGCTACCACTTGGCCAAGCGTGCCCAAAAAGGGCGCGCCCGCGGCGTTCATGGCCTGCCACACACCCGAGACAATGCCGCCAAGTTGGCCCATAAAGGCGCCAAATTCCTGTAGCTTGGCCACGCCGTCGGCAAAGTATTGGTGCATACTACCGTCGGCAAAAGCGGCGGTCATTTTCTCCGACCACGCCGAGGCCACCTCGGCAATCTTGGTCGACAACTGCGACAAGAATGGTGAGGCCCCGGCGGCAACGCTGATTATGCCCTTGAGCACGTCGGCAAAAGCGTTAGACAAGTTCGACGCTGCAAAGCTGCTATTGTCAAGCAACATTTTGACCGCTGCAAGGCCGGTGCCTTGGCTGACAAAATCAACCACGCCCGCGGCGGCGTTACCCATGTCCGCGGCAAGGCCGGTAGTAGCTTGGCGTATCGGCTCAATGACCGCCGACAAGTCACCGATATTGGACAAGTTAGCCCAAAAAGAACCTTGAATCTCGCTACCAAGGTCGCCAAATTGGCTTTTAAGGTCACGTAGGGCAAGGGCGGCGTCTTGAGCCGGGCCGGGTAGCTGTGCCAAGGCCTCGGCGGCCTTTTCTGGGTCGCTGTCGTCAATGGCCGCGCCAAGGCCGTTGAACGAGGCCGCCAACACGCCTACAGCGGCACCCGCCGAGGCAAGGGCGGCCGGTGCCAGTGCTACACCCAACGCGGCGGCCGGTGCCACGGCGGCTACGGCTGCACTAGCCATTGCGGCAAGGGGCGCGGCAAGACCGGCCACGGCCATGGTGGCGGCACCGGCGGCGGCTGACAAGGCCAACGTGGACGTGGTGGCCATGAGCGCACCACGGGCAAAAGACTTTACAGACATGCCTGCCACCTTGGTCGCCACGCCAAGGCCTAGCACCTGCCCAATGCCGTGCACGTCAACCTTGAGGTCAATCTTGCCTGCCAAGGCTTGAGCCATGGACACCGCCCGGCGCGTGGCGGCAATGACCGAGGCCACGTTAATGTCGACGCCTAGGTCAATCTCGTTTGCCATGGCCTCGGCGGCCTCAACGGCGGCGGCAATCTTGCCCCTTAAGCTACCGGGGTCAATATCGGTATCAATGTCCACCTCGGGCGCGGCGGCCTCGGCTGCCTGTACCGCCTCGGCTGTTTCTGCCACAACCTCACCGGGGTCGACGTCAATCTCAACGTCGATATTTTCGGCGGCTGACTCCGCTGCCTGCACCGCCGCCGAGGTCTCGGCTACAAGTTGGCCGGGGTCAAGGTCAAGCTCAACGTCAAGCTCGGATAGGGCAGACTCGGCGGCGTCAATGGCGGCGTTAGCCGAGGCCACCAACGATGTGGCGTCAACGTCTGCCTTAATGTCAAGGCGCGTTGTGTTCTCAATGCGCTCTAAGTACTTTTTGAGCGAACTAGCAAAGTTGGTGGTATCGGGCAGCACGCGCACACTAGCGCGGCCGACCTCTACGCCGCCGGGTCCTGCCATGGTAACTATCCTTTACTTGGTCACGGGGGTTGCCAGTGAGCGCAAACGGTTAAGTTTGCCCGCTGCCTTATCCTTTACCTGTCTATCGTAACCCGGATAGTAATCCCACTGCCTAAACTTATGTTTAGCCTTGCCCGCTGCCATATTGGCCACTGTAGCGCGTAGGGCCTCAATGGCGTTACGGGTGTCTAGCGCCAACCAGTCTTGAGTATCCCACCCGCCGCCGGTGGACTCACCGCCAAGGCGGGCGGCATAGCGGCTTGTACCCGGCAAGCCTGCAATAAGTAGAATCGCCTCACACGGCTCATACGTGGCCACCACCTCGGTAAGACGTAGGCCATAGTATTGCGCAAAATCGGGCACCAACGCCGAGCCGTGGTGCTCAATAGCCGTGTAAAGCGCTACTAGTTTCCCAAGCGATTGGTGAACTTAGAAAAGGCCGCCATGACGGCGTTAAGCGAGTTGTCTTGGTTGACCAACCACTCGGCCATGGCGTCACGGTCGGCGGCGTTGTCAAGCACCGCGGCCTCGACGTTGGCAATGACGTTGGTGAGCGCGTCAAGATCCTCGGCGGTCATATCATCAAAAGACAAGCCCGCCTTGGCGTCGGCGTCCTTGAGGTGGCTAGGCAATGCGGTGGCCACCTTGGCGGTGTTCATCTGCACCTTAAGCCGCTGCGAGGGCAGCATACGGCGCATGTCCTTAAACTCGGGCATAGTGGCCATGTCAACGCCCTGTGGCTCATTGTCGGCGGCCGCGTACTGCGGGCCTACGCCTGCAAGTGCCGGGTTGTCGTCCACCACGGCGTCGGGGGCCGGGGCGGTCTCGTCCTTATCCTCGGTGCCTGCCACCGCCGCGTTGTAGTAGGCGTCGGCGTCAATTACGCGGCCATATGCGGTGCCGTCGGTACCACGCGGGGCCTCGGTATAGCCGTCGGTGTTTTCCTGAAACTCGGGGTTAGTGGTCATTGCATGAGTCCTTTACAAATAGACAACAAAAAAGGCAACACCGCTTGGGTGTTGCCTTTTAGTGTACCTCAATAAAGGTACTAACGCCTAGCGGCCGGTGCTCCCGGCGTTGTCGTTTTTGTCGTCAACAATGTCGGGGATACCGTCATTGTCCTTGTCCGCTGTCTGCAAGTGGAAGCCGAGAATGTTCATAGCCTCGTTCTTGCCCTGCGCGCCAAGCACGGTGTACTTAATCGGCATAGCAAGGAATTGCTCGCGGTCTGGCTCAAGGCCACCGTCGGGGCTAGACGAAACGCGGTAATAGTGAACGATAAGCGGACGGTCACCGTCAAGGAAAAGCACGCACAGCGCTACCTCGACCGGGGTGTAGACCTTGGGCACCTTAATAAGGCCCTTTTCACCGTCAAGCACAGCGCCTGCACCAAATCGGTGCTTAATCGGCACCGGGGACCACTGCACCGGCTTGACGGTCACCGTGTCGGTGGACGTGATAGGGCTAACCCTAAAGTCGGGGTCCTCCCACACGCCCATTTTCTCGCCGCCCTCGGTCTCGGTGTCAACGCCGGGCAGGTCCTCAATGGACGTGTAGCCAAGGCCGCGCCACTTGGTGCCAATTGGCTTACGGCGGTCGCCCGCGGTGAGCCACGTCTTGACCTCTTCGAGGGTTGGCGGCTCACTGCCTACCTCGTTATAGAACACGCCACCTACGCCGGGCTGAAATACCGCGTCGGGCTGATAGTCTGGCAAGGTAATTGCCATTTTCATTACCTCCAAGTACGGATATAAGTAGTATAGCTGGACATAACGCCCGGCCACTCGGGGGCCGCCGTGCTCGGTATTGCCGACGGCTCTAAGGTACACACTACCTTAGACATGCGAGCGCGCACGCCCTCATGCTCTATGTCAACCAGCTCAAGCACCGCGTCGGCTACCTCATTATGCACCCGGCGGGCCTCGGCCTCGGTGCCCGCGTAGGTCATTAACGTGAACGTAACGTCGAACACGCCGCGGGTGAACTCGGTCGCCGCCCGTGTGGTGGGTTCCGTCACAATGCTAACGGGCGTGCGCGTAGGGTCAAGCCCGGCGTCAACCGAGGTAACGACCACGTGCTCGGGGACCTTGGCGGCCAACGCGGCCCATATAGCGGCGTGGTGATCTAGGCGGGGCTGTTTTGGTTCCATGCTCTACACTCTACTAGGCACCGTAGACCGCTGAAATCAATACACGGTGACCGGGTACCCACGTAGGACCCTTTTTGCCGTCGGCCAAGTGACCGTACTCAATAGCCACCGCACCGGGGTCGTCGCTGTAGACCTCACGGTCAATAACTCCGCCCTTGCCGCGGGCGGTCTTGACCTTAAGCGAATTGAGGTAATGACCCGAGCGCACGTGTTGTGACGCGCCCGCCTTGGCGCGTGCCAATATCTTGGCCGCTGCCTTGTCTAGCTCGGGCTGCACGCCGGGCAATCGCGCTATCTTGGTGCCAACGCCCTTAAAGACCGTAGCCATACCTACCACACCCGGCGTTGACTCTTGGCGCTCAACAACACAACGTCGCGGGCCGTGGCACGGCTTGACCTGTGCCGCTTGGGCCGTGCCAGCACCTCGTAAATGGTGCCCTCGGCGTCAATGACCTCACTCAAATCATCGCCGGGGAACTGCTTACAGATAAAGCGCATGGTGTCATATACCGCGCTGCCCGCCCCCGCGTAGCGCTCAACGTCGGCTTGGGTGCTCGGCTGCAAGCGGCCGGTGGCAAGCACGCGGCCCACCTCGGCCTTGTCTGCCTTGCCGCGCTCATTGACAACGGCGCGATAAAGCACCACCGTGACGGTGTGGGTGGTTCCGTATCCCTGTAAAAGGCTCATTACCAGCCACCCAACGGGTCGGTGACGTCGTCGCCATACCACGGGAAACCATAACGGGTGCCGTCGGGCACATACCCGCTCGGCTCATAAGCGTCACCGCGGGTAGTGCTCAAGGTGGTTAGGCCGCCGGTCTTGCGGTCACTGCGATACCCAACCAACACGCCGCGCTCGGTGTCTGTGAACACGTCGGCGTTAGTAACCGACGAGTCAAGACCATAAGAATAATCGCCGTCACTCTCACGGGTGAAGCGGTCGGGGTTGGTGTAAAGGCGGCGCGCGGCCAAGCTGATAACCGACTGCACCGCCGGGGGCACACTCTCAAGGGTCCACGTGGGCCGGTTGGCCACGAGCTTGGCGGTGTTGCTGACAACCTCAAGTGCCCAATCTGCCAAGGCGTCGTCGAATGTCACCGCGTCACCTAGTGAGCGGCGCAAAGACTCGGGGCTAACGAGGTGGTTGGGGTTGACGTCCATACCTCAAGACTAGCACGGCCTAGACATGGCAAAAGCCCCTGCCATAAAGGCAAGGGCTATACCGTGTGAGCGCTAGGACGTAGCGCCGCCGGTAGAACCAGTGGAAGCGGTCGGGGCCTCGTCCACCATGGTGTTGGCACCGTCGAGCTTTACAATGCGCTGCGGGTCAAGGACCTGTGCACCTGCGAACGTGTCCACAACGGCACGGTCGGTGAGGTGGTCGGGGTCATAGTCCTGCAAGTAACGCATGGTGAAGCCGTCCTTGGCAACGGTAGACGAGAATGCAGCACCGCGCGGCAAGGCGGTGGTGCGGGTGACCAAGGTAATAGCGTCACGCTGGAATGCGTACGCGGCGTTGGGGTCAATCGCGTAATCAACCACGATGTTGAAACCATACAGGCGGCCAATCGTAGCGTCACGCAAGGTGTCGGGGTTGCCAGCCTCGTTGACCTTATTGAGGTTGTCAAGGCCAAGCAGCGCGGCCTCCCAATTGGCACCAACTGCAAGGTAACGGCCGTTAAGCGGCACGCCACGCTGACCAAGCAACTGGTGAGCGGCGCGAATAGCCTTAGATACGTCACCGCGGTACTTGGCCTTGAGGTCGGCGGCCTTGACGGTCACACCGGCTGCGAAACCAGCGAACTCGGTGTTAGCGTCGCGCAATTCCTTAAGGGTTGCGTAGGCGGTACCGTTAGTGCCCAAGTACGGCTTGGCGGCGGCGTCCTTGGGGTCGGCGTCGAAACCAGAAAGCAAACCAGACTTGACGGAGCCGAAAGCGTCAATTACCACCTTGTTAAGGTGCTCTGCCACCGACTCTGCCATAGGGCCAACAACCTGGTTCTCGAGGGACTCAAGCGTAAAGGTGACGAAATCGTCGGGCAGCTTTACGGCCTGATAGACCTGATCGGAAATGCTTACCGAGGTGTACGGCTGTACCAAATCGGTGTACGTGATCGCGTCACCGTTCTTACGGTTTTCCGCGGTGTAGACACGCGCCTTATCCAACATGACCGGGCGCTTGACGGTCACAGACGCGCCGCGACCCGCGGTAAATTCCGTGCTGTAGTCGGTGTTGACCAAGCGGGCAAGGGTGGACTTGTAGCGCACGGCGGCAAGGGTAGACCGGGCCGCCTGCTCGGGGGTGTAAAGCTGATGTGCCATTAGGCGTAATCCTTACTCTGTCTAGCGCCGGTAAATACGGGCGCCAATGTCGTCTAGGTTAGTCTCGGCCGCCGCCTCACTAGCCGGGTTAAAGCTGTTACGGCGCGGGTTGCTGCCATACTCAACCGGCCCGTTGCTAGGGGTGACACGGCCATTATAGCCGATAACTTCCAATAAGTCGGCGGCGTTATTCTCAAGTTCCTCGGTGGTCTCGCCGGTGAGAAACTTTAACATGTCACCGCTCAAGCCTGCGTTAAGCGCTACCGTTAGGCGGTCATTTTCGCGCTGCACCTTGTCACGGTCGCCCTCGGCGTCCTTAAGGCGGGTGCGCAAATTGACGTTTTCACGCTGAACTTTACTAACGCGGCGTCGCACCTTGGCGTCAAGGGCGTCAAGTTCGTCGTCGTCAAGGCCGTCATCATTATCGCCGTCCTTGTCGTCGTTTTCCTTGTCGCCTTTATCCTTGTCCTGTTCCTTATCCTCGGACTTGGCCTCGGACTTGTCACCGTCGTTGTTGCCGGTGTTTTCCTTATCCTCGGACTTGGCCTCGGACTTGTCACCGTCGTTGTTGCCGGTGGTTTCCTTGGTCTCGGCCTTGTCGCCGTCGTTGTTGCCGTTTCCCTCACCGGCCGCCGGGGCCTCGGTGTTGTCCACGGTCTTAACGCCGTCGTTAGTCTCATTGGCACCGTCAACGTCACCGGCCGCCGGGGCCTTGGTGTTGTCTACGGTCTTAACGCTATCGGGCATAGCTAGTTACCTCCCACGGGTAAAAAGATGTACTTTTGTCGGCCTCCTCGGGCCGACCTCACCTACATAGTACCCAAACGACGGTTGGCGTGGTCAATGTTCCTGTTGAGTCGCTTGAGTTGGGAGGCAATAGCCTGTGCCGGGCCGGGCTGGTTAGGTAGTTGTCCGCGTGACTCAAGCTCGGCAAGTTCACGCTCAAGCCCGGCGCGCCTGACATACATGCCCCTTAAAGTCTTTTCCAACTCTGCCTTGTCGTCAATCTCGCCAATCTGTTTGCGCCCTTTGCGTTTACCCTTTGCCCGTTCCTTTTCACGGCCGTATTGACGCGCCGACGGGCTAAAGCTGTCGGTGTTGGCGTTGCCGCGCTCTTCACCCGGCAAAGTGCCAGACTCTTTATAGCGCCGCCAATAGGCAAACGGGTCGTCACGGCCCGCGGCCACCTCGGCCCATTCTTCTGCCAACTTGGCCGAGCCGGGTGGCAAGGCTGTTGCCGACCGACCATAGACCGGCTCGAGCGTGCACTCACACCCGTCATGGACCTTAAAGGCCCCGTCACCGGCAAATAGGGCGTTACTGCCTGCAAAAGCGTCGCTGCGATAGACCGCCCCACGGCTTGCCAGCATGGCGCAAAAAGGACACGGGTCGGCGTCCACCACGCGGGCATAACCTACCGCGCCCCGGTTGCCAGTGCGCACCTCGGCCGCCAAGGGCGCGCGGCCACCGTCGGCCACGTGGCGCACCACCTTGGCGGCCACGGCGTTGGCGGCCTTTTCCTTGGCCTCACGCGGCGGGGTACCCTTAGCAATACGGGCCTTGGCCACCGCGGCGCCCGAGGTGTGCAACTCGGTGGCCACGGTGCTAGGCGCGGGCAGGTCGTCGGCCGGGTTATCGCCGCCCCAATCCACCATGGCGTCGGGGTCGGTGTAAGACTTCAACAGCTTGAGGTCCACCGCATAACGGTCGGTATCCTCGGGCGCTAACGAGGCGTGGTCTACAAGGCCGCGTAGTTCCACACGCCTAAAAGACTCAAGATACTCTGTCGCGGTCTCATAGGCCACCGTGCGCCCGGCCATGACTATAGGCAGGGCTTGGCGTACAAACTTGGCACTTGAGGCGTCAAGGTCGTCTAGGTCAATGAGGTCAAGGAAAAGGTCTCGTATGGCCTCAACCACCGCGGCGGTGATAGACACCTGTGCCGCTCTATTGGCCTCGGTTAGCTCACGGCCTGCTTGGGTGTGCGCCATGCGCTACGCCTCGGCTGGTGGCTCGGTAGTAAAGGCAGTCTCGGCCGTGTCCGCGCTATGGCGGCGCAATACGGCCTTAAGTGGGTCATTGTCGGCCTCGGTGTCGGCCAATCGTTCCCACTCTTGTACGTCGCTGCGCTCAACACCGGGGATACGGTTCCATAGACCACGGGCAGGAATTTTGAGCATGCTTGCCGCCTTGCCGAGCGCGTCCACGGCTTGAGACATGGACCTAATTTCCATGTCCTGCCATGTGACCCTAATCATAGAATCCGCCGCGGTCTCGTCCATGCCAGACAACGAGGCGGCCAAGCGTAGCATGCGCCCATACGACGCGCCCGCGTTAACTTGGCGCTCATAGACCTTTTGGGTAAGCGGCGACCGGGCGGCCGCCAAGGCCTCGGCGTTGAGGTTGACCAATTGGCCGGTGAGCGCGTGCGCCGGTGTCTGCGATACCGCGGCCAAGGCCTCAATATCGGCACGCCACGCCGTAACGAATGTGTCCAACGAGGTGCCGTCGAGGGTGCCAAACTTGGTGTCTGGTTCCTCGCTAATCAAAATGTCCTCTTGGGCTAAACGTAGCTTTTCCTGTGCAATCTCGGTGGCCTCGGCGGCCGGGTCCTCATTTTCGGGCAGTTCCATGCCCGCAATGGTGCGCACTTTCCATGAGTTGAAATGCTGTGCCAAAAGCCGGTCGTACGAGGTCTTATTGATACGAGACGCGGTAGGAATGAACGGCGTTACCTCACCCACGACGTTGCCGTCAAGGTCAAGCATGTTGGCGAAACGCACCACCGGGGTAACACCAACGCCGTGGAAATCACGGCCCACAACGGAAAAGGGCGCGGCCTCACTGTCAACGATGGTGTAGGCATAATGCGGGCCGTAAAGGCGGTAACGCCGCTCTTTACCTGACGCGCTCACAGCCTCGAGGGCAAACTCGGGGTAAAGGTCGGTGCCCGCGTCGTTCCACTGGCACGCCATACGGCGCGGGCTTAAGCAACGCATACGGGCGGTGTCTGCCCCGTTGTCCATGGCAGGCATGACAACGCCATACGTGTGGCCATAGCTCACCATGGCGCGGTGGTTGGCCACTTGGTGCGCTTGCATGTTGTTATCTAGCCATACGCGCCACAAATCGGGCACCGCACCGTCGGCGCCGACCACGTTGTCCACGTACATGGCTTGAGCCACGTTAGTGACGACAAGGCTCAACCACGGGGTGCGCGCAAGCCGGGCTAGTTGCTTATGTTCCCTGCTTGCCTTGGGAGGGGTGTCGAAACCATACGCACCGCCGGGGTTAATCCAACTGTCCACGTTGTCGGCGTTAAGGCGTTGGCGGTCAAGGGTAGACTTGAGCGCCTCGGCAATATGACGCACCCCCTCGGCGGTCAAAGGCTGAATGTTATCCATGATTACGCTATTCTCCTACGCTTTTTAGGCTTAACCGGGTCCATGTCGAGGCCCTTTACTGCCAAGGTTACTGCCCTTAGTGGTGCAAGCGATACCTCGGCGGTGCCCTCGGCCCATGTCCATGCTGTTTTGCTTGAGCCTACTAGGCGGCGCTTGGCTGTGTAGGCCGCGTCGTCTAGGAAACTTGAGCCGTCGGCGGGGTGGACAATGCCGGGGTCAAATGCGCCACTGTCGGGGTCTTTGCGGGTAAGCCGGTCATAAAAGTCGGCCGTGCCCGTGGTGAGGTCACGGGTCGAGGCCATGGTTACAGGCACCCCGGCGGCAATAAGGTGGGGTGCCACGGCGGCCGCGCCGCTGTATGAGTCTATAACCACACCTGCCCAAGCCTTAGACTTGCCATAGCGCGCCTTGGCCGCCTCGGCACACCACGCGGTGCCGCCCTTTTGGTCAAGAATCTCAACCACCACTCGGCCGTCGTCAAGCTCGGCGGCACCGGCAAGAACACTCATGTCCCTATCTTCAGTGACCTCAAGGGCAAGGGACCGCTTAACCACGGCATGCCCGGCAAGGTCATTGGCGCCCACGGCCGTGCGCTGCCATGTCTCGGCGCCAATAACGGCACTTCGGGCCTTGTCTGCCCACACGCCCAAGCGCTCACGCTTGTACTGTTCTTCGCCCATGGCCTTAAGCTCGGTGCCGCTAATCCAATCCCAGTCTTGGAAATAGCCAAGGCTAGGGTTGGCCTGCTGACATGCGTTAACGCCGTTCCACTCATAGCGGTCGATGTCGGCCGACCACTCAAGATACGTTAAAAAGCGCTCTTGCTCGGGTGTCTTGAGCGCGCGATTACGCAAGTTTTCCAGCACGTCGCTTGAGTCCATGCCCGCGCTTGAGGTGTACCACACTTGGGGCGCCGGGCGTGCTGACAAGGTGGGCAAAAGGTCCGAGACCAACTCGGTGGAAATCTGAAAGGCCTCGTCTAGAATCACCAAGTCACCTGACAAGCCACGGCCGCCGCCATTTTGACGCGCCAAGAAATCACAGCGGCGCCCGTCCTTTAACACCACGGCGGTGTTGTCCGTCGAGGTGGGCATGGACTGTACTAGCTCATGCAGGTCGGGCACTTTCCTAATGACCTTGACAAGGTCGCGGTGAGCGTTACGCGCCGTTTTGAACTTATGGGCCGTGTGCACCTGTTGTTCTTCACCAAACAGGAAAAGCCCGGCCAATTCACGCGCCATAACAATGACGTTCTTACCGTTCTGCCTTGGCAGCACGAGGCCAACCTCAAAAGCCGACCACTTGCCGCCTGTGCGCTCACCAAGCGCGTTGCGCAATACCAGTTGCTGCCAAGGCAGCATGTTAAGGCCACAAATCTCGGCCAAGTCAATGGCGTCGTCGGCGGCGGTGGTATGCCATAGCGGCGCCACCATATAGGTGGGTGTCTGTGTACCGATGGTTTGCGACCGCGGCTTTTCACGTGTGCTAGGCACCTCAAGGCGCTTGTCTTTTTCCACGTGGTCGGGCAGGACTAGCGCCGTGGGCTTGCCCTCATGGTCATACAGCGTGCCCGGCGCGTCGTCGGTGCGCTCTACAGCGGGGGCAGTCACTAACTACCACCGCCTTGAGCGGCAAGGCGCTTTTTGCGCCGCTCGGCTAGTTGGTCAAGCGGGGACTTGGCTACCTTTTCCGCGGCGTCAACCTTGAGCACGCCAAGCGTGGTTAGTGTCTGCCTAAGTGAGGTTTGCAATTGGCGGGCCTCACCAATCATGCCGTTGACAATCACAGGCACGCCTAGCTCGGTAGCTTGGTCAATGTCACCAATCTCAAACCACATAGTTGTGCGAGACGACAACGCCGCGGCCATGCGCTCAAGGCGGTCGGCAGTCCTGCACGCCTCACCGAGCAACACCAACGCCGAGGCGTTGAGGCTGTGGGCTTGGGTTACCTCAATCCACAGCTCGAGGCCGCGTGCCTTGAGCCAATCGGGCGGGGTGGGCACGCCGTCTGGCACCTTGGGCAGCGAGGTGGCCTTGGCGCGCTTGGCAGGCTTGTCGTCGGCAGTCTCGGCACGCTTAAACGGCTCACGCGGCGGCTTGGGGGCAGGCTCGGGCGGCAATTCCACCGGGCGCGGGTCATTGGTGCCAGTTTCCACGCCCTCAAGTTGGTCTAGGGTCATGCTTGTCTTACGCGGTTTAGCCGGTGGACTTAGCACCGCCTTTTGGCCTTTAGACCGGGCACGGTTGGCCGTGCTGTGAGCACTACGGCAGGCCTTGCACGCGCGCTCACCGCGGCGACGGTGCGCCTGATACCCCGCCGTCGTGCCACACCGGCCGCGCGGGTCGGTGGTGGGCGCTTTTTTGTTCTCGCTCATTTTGCGCTCGGCCATTGTCAACCCCTTATACATGTGAGTGCATAAAATACAGCCGTTTTATACAGCGTTTTATGCAGTGCGTAACTTGCCTACATTTCCACGCTACAACACCACAGGGTTACGGGTGGTTACGCCTCGGGCACCGTCCATATTGATCCCTATACCGGGAGGGGGGAAGGGGTGAAACCGAGGGGAGACCGCCCCCACCCTCGGGGCGTAACACGCGCCCGGCAGGTGCCAAACGGTGACAGAATGTTACGCATAAAATACAAGAAAATGTATAAAATACACAATTCCAATGAATAGTATGCAAGTATCATGCACACGTTCATTGGTCTTGTCCTTTACCAGTCAAGCAACGTTGGTGGCGTTGAACCTCGACGTGTTCTACGTCCATCACCACGCGCCGAGTTGCATGAACGGTGAGCGGGCTTGACCTCGCCGTCGATTGAACCGCCGCGGCTAATTGGTACGAGGTGGTCGAGGGTAAAGGCGCGGCCGTGTGTTGGTGGCAAGTTCATATCAATGGAACCACCACACAACCAGCACACGGCAAGGGCGGGGTCACGCTCTAATTTCTTACGCCACGCCTTTACTTTCCTTTTCCACGCGCCCGAGTCCATGCGGGCGTTAGTGGAGCCGCGGCGCTCACGTGCTAGGGCGTCGGGCGCGGCCTTATCCCGCTTACGTGCCACGGCTAGGCCCCGTCATTGTCAACGGGCAGGGGTGTACTTTCAGTAAGCCCCCTAGTATCAAACTGCCCCATGTCCGCGCCGGGCGTGCCCAAGGCCTTAAGCGCGTCGGGGCGTAATCCTGACCATGCAGACACAATGGCGCCGTCGTGTACCACCTCAACTACAGGTGTAGACCGCCAACCCCCGGCGTTGATGTGGTCCGAGGCGGCCTTGTCGGTGTGTACGTCTTTATGTTCATAGTCCACGCCAAGGCTGTCTAGCTTGCGCATGGTAGCGCGGCACGGCATACAGCCCGGTTGGCTGTAGACAATTACGGTGTTCATGGTGTCCAATCCTTTACTTGTTTCTCGTATTCTTCCAATATCCTGCGCGCTAATGCCCGATTATCAGGGTCACGTAACAGATACGGCAACACGTCGGCGCCTTTACCGTGTGGACCGTGCCTTAAGTCTAGATTAGCGGGCCGGTTATCTTCCTTATCACCATTAACATGGTGGATTGTGTACTCGCGGGTAATAGGAATGCCGTATTTTTGTTCAGCTACAAGTATATGCTCGTACACCCACCCATCTTTGTCGGCGCGTAAATGTGCCGACTTATCGGTGCCGACCTTGACCATTACGTAACCGCCCGTATCCACACGGGTGGCGCCTATAGGCGCGGCACGACCGGGTTTAAGCACAGCGTCAACCGGCAACCCTCGTCGTTTTCTCTTGTACTCCTTTTCACGTTTCCTTTTACACGGCTTGCAATAGCTAAAGACACGCCCACCTTTAGACGTATAGAACTCGGATAAAGGCAACGCCTGTTTGCACACAGGGCACCATTTATGGTCGGCAGGAATAGACCTTTTTGGTGGCCTATCAGTACCCTCTTTAACCAACTTATAGGCAGCTCGGCAGGCGTTAGAACATGTCTTTTTAGTAGGGCGCTTGCACACCATGGGTTTGCCACAAACCTTGCACGGTCTTATTTCTTCCATGTGCCTATTGTATCACATGGTACAAACTTTTACCGAGAATTAGGATATTTACCCGTGGCACGTTTATGTAGCAAATTGCAATAGCCCTTAGCACGGCCGCCCATGTAAGGCGTTAGGTGCATAACACAACGTGTCCAATCACCCGGTGTATTCCAGCGAATCTTGGCGGCGCCAACGCCGTGCAGCCAATACTGCCTTAGCCGCTCGGCGTTGCCGTCACCCGGTCTATAGTCTCCCATGGCACTTACTCTAGCCCGCGCGCACTACGGTGGCCATGGTCAACCCCCGCCTCGTAGGCGGCGTCGATAAGGTCTAGCACGGTGCCAAGCTCTGCCACCGCGCGCCACTTGGCGGGGTCACCTACACCGCGGGCCTTATGGACAATGACACCGCCTAGCACAAAGCGCTGTGACTCACGGGCACACGTGGCCACTTGGCCTGCTAGTTGCTCAAACCACGCTGCCCACGTGGGCTTGGCCACGTCTTTTACCTGCAAGACGACATGGCCGCCGGGGTGGTTGGCGATAACGTCACCTAGGTCGTCGTTGAAACCGGCCCGTGTCTTAAAGCTGCCTGCATACCGGCCTTGGGCATAATCGCGCACTTTACGCTCGGCGGCGTCACCTTTTCGCTTATTGGCGTTAGCCACGCTAGACCACCGCCTTGACGGCATATAGACCGTATACGTTAACCGGCGGCTCACCCGGCCCGCCGTCGCTGCGCCTCACGTAGAACTCAATGCCATGCGGACTGTAGCGGGCGTTGTACTTGGCCGCGGTGGTGGTAGCCACGTTGGCCGAGTCATAACACCGCACGAGCACGCGGTCACGCTTGGCCACGGCGGCGGTGAGCATGGACAACCGCACTCGTTGACCTTGTATAAAAAGTGGGGAAATCATAGGTAAAGGGTACCCGGTGTGTCGAAACTTTTAGCGGTGGTAGTGGTCACGGCCTTATAGACCTCGGGAAACTCGGCCTTGAGCTTTTTACTGTTAACGCGGGTGGACGTGCGCGCGCCCGACTTAAAGGTGTATTGCTCACCGCCGGGTGTAGTGTACCTGCCCGCGGCGTGGCCTGACATGGCCCACAACGCCTTGCGCCCGGCGTAATACAGCTTTTTGCCCGCGGCCTCAATTGTCTTGCCAAGCCGGGCCGACATAAGCACCTTATCTTGGTCAAGTTCGCTGGTATCCCCCGCGGCGTCAATATCCTCGGCGGTGGCCACCACAGCGGCGGCAATAGCGCCCACGGCCTCGGTGTAGACCTCGGGACCACGCGAGGCCCAATAGTTGAGCATGGTCTTGGCCTCAACGGTGGGGTCGTCTGTGCCCAAAAGCTCGTCGGTGGGCACGTCAAGCACCTCGGCGGGCTTTTCTTCCACGGCCGGGGTCTTATCTGCCAACGCCTCGGCGCGGCGTGTCTTTTCCACCTCGGCGGCTGCTTTGTTGTCTAGGTACTTTTGCACCTCGGCTGGTTCAAAAGGGTTAGGTGGCACGGTAGCCATGATGGGAGTCCTTTTCATCTCGGGAAACATGTACCCAACGCCGTGAATATCCCGCGGCCTTGGTAATCTCTACCTTAGTACCCGAAAGTACCTACATGCAAACCCGGCGGGGCAAATAACCCTTAAATTTCCCAATGCTGCTTTGGCGGTGCCGTCCGGCCCTCACGTGAGGTTCAGTCCGAGACGATAGCATACGCTACCAAACCAGCAAACAGGTTATGAGCTGTGGGAATACGCCGCGGGGTACCTGCACTTTTGCCGACTTTTTATAGATAGTGTTGTTAGAAACTTGACAAGCGGCCCCGAAAGTTATTTAATAGTGTTGCTAATCAACTTACCGAGCCTATCTATCGTGATAACTAGGTACGCTGTTAATGTTAGTTGATAGTGCTAACCCCAAACCACCCTGAAAATCGGCAAAAATGCGCCGTTTTCTCCCAATTTAAGTGAGGGAAATCACATGGAAAGCAACCCGTTTGCCCGTTTTGTGGCCGACAAAAAGGGTACTAACCCACCTGCGGAAACGCCCGAGGACACCCACGACACCGCCAAGGCCAAGCCCGGTGACACGCTCACCGGCTGGGGAACTAGGCGGCGTAAGCTCACCGACGACGAGGTGGAAAAGCTACGCCTCGACTACAAGTACCGCCGCGACCTAGCCGAGTCCGCTGAGAGTCCTGAGGATTGGGAGACCGTCACCGAGACGCTTGCCCGCCTTGCCGCTGATTCCAACGGCCTTGTCACCCCCTCGGCGCTCAACCGCCTTGTACTTGGTGAGTCTTACGCCACCGCCCCCGGCCCGCTTGACACCACCCGTGTGGCGCGTAGGCAGCACAATAAGCAACTAGCCGCCCGGCTTGGCGGCAAGGCGGCGCGCTCAATGGCAAGCTCGAGCTTTAGGAATGCCGCGCCCTCACACGTGGTTATCGAGGTCACCAACCCCTCGGGCAAGGTGAGGCGCTTTACCTACCCGGCGGGCACCTCGGTCACGGTGCACACCCGCTCCGGCGACATGCCCGAGCGCAAGACCAAGGACAAGACCGCCGACACCGATGGCACCACCCGCCGCGGCTAGATTGGCAAGGGGTGATCAACCGCCGCTATAGGCTGTGAGCTGGGATTACATGCCACCCACACCCCCTAACTTGCACATGCGATAAAGGTACTATAAGGTACTAATTACAGGCCAAGGAAAAGCCAAGGCCGCTACCTTGAAAAGGACTCACATCATGGCACGTTTTATTGGTGCAACCCCGGCCCAAACAGCTGTGGGGCAGATTATCCACGACGCTTTACTTGACGGCGTTCCCTCGGCGCGCATAGTGGAACAGTTGGCAGCTAAAGGCCTTATTAACGAGGCTGCTATTTCTAAGGACTCACCCAATGACTAACTACACCCCGACCCGCAACCTCAACGCGGTGGTTACCGCCTCGGTTGAGGCCCGTGACCAAATGAGCATGCTTGACCTTGACAACATGGCCGCCCCCGCCGAGCTGCCCGTGGTCCACGTGGTCAAGTTCATGGTCTTTGTCTGCACCGGCGACGACGATTTTGAGTTGCTGCACCGCGCACATATCACGGTGTCTGCCTACCCCGACGACACCACCGTGGATATTATCCGCCGCGCGAGCGGGCTGTTTGACCCGGCAGGTCACAAGGCGTTGTGGGAATATGACACCTTGCCCGCCAAGGCACACGACGAGCTGTATAGGTGCGCGGGTGAGCTTCCTGACACCGTGCCCACCTCGGCCTATATCGGCTTGACCACGGTGCCCAACCCCGACGAGTGGTTCTATGACCTTGTAGACGACCTCTACGGTGACAATGACTAGCCGCGGCCCACTTGACCCCGACCAACCCGCCGAGGTGGTGCGCGCTCTACGCGACCGGGCAGCCAAGGCGGCAAGTGCCACCGACGCCGGGTACATGCTGTTGGCCGCTGACACGCTAGAAAAGCACCTACCCAAGACAAGGAAAAGACGTCGATGACCCGCGCCAAGTGTCTAGCCGAGGCCTGTGACCGCCCTGCCATGCGCGCCGAGGTCGTGGCTGCCAAGCTAGGCAACAGGCTATACACCGGCCTGTGCCCGCTGCACACGGTCCGCGCTGTAGTCATGGCGCGTGCACAGGTTATGGGCAAGGTATCTGCCACCAACCACGACCCGGCCCCACTAGCCGATTGGGTAGCCGCCGTGCGCTCGAGTGCGTGCATGACCGTGGCGCGGCTTACCGTCCACGACGTGACCTTGGCCGAGTTGGCAGGCGTTACCGGCGTGGCACCTAAGACACTTACCGGCCTTGCCCATGGCGCTAAGACCTATGTGCATACCGCTACCCGCGCCAAGCTCATGCCGTGGGTGGATACCGTGGACCCCACACCCCGCGGGCAGCTACTACAGCTAGGTAAGCTCTATGGACCTACCGAGCTTGCCCGTGCCCCGCTTGGTGTCACCGCGGTGGACTCACGAGGCCGCGCGTGGCAACTACGTGGCAAGGCAGATAGGCCTACGTGGTGCCCGGCTCACCTGAAACGCACAGACACGCCCGCCTCGCTAGATAACGGCCCGGCATGGCCGGTGCGCGTGGTCTACACCCCGCCGCGCATGGCCACTCGCACAACCTTTTGACCTCACCGCCTGCCCCCCCCCCCCCCC